TTCACCAAAAAATTGATTTCCTAATCCCTCTAATATATCTCCTCCTGAATTAAAATTAAAATTATCATCAAATAATAAACCTCCTGATCCTAAAATATTATTCCCCCCAAATAAATTATTATTTAATGTGCTTGTAAGTAAATTACTAAAATCATTTTCACTTGCTTTATTAGCTGTTTCGTTTTGTAATTCATAATATTTACTAAAAGATAAAGGATGACCTTGATGATCAAAATCACCTGATGTTCTTTCATATCTGTATAATATTGTATCACCTACACCGTAAGTTGATCCGGGTCCACCACTATATTGGTATATTATATTTTCTCCTGGTTTAAAACCTATTTCTGGATTTGGACTAAATGGACCTGGTTGGGATAAAGATTCTAATGGATTACTTAAGAATTGATTAAAATTATTTTTTATATCATTAAATGTGTCTATATAAGTACCTACATCAAAACCTAATGCTGTTTGCATTAAAGAATCACCACCTGAACCATTAAAACTTAATCTAGATCCTACCCCTAATTTTTTACCTAAACTTATTAGTCTATTTCCACTTTCTAACCCACTTTGGTTACTAAAATTACCAAATTTATTAGCGTCAAATTTTCTACCTGGTTTATGGACAGCTTCATATTTGTTTTGGGTGGCTGCTTGTATTTCAGGGTTACTACCAGCTCTGTTAAAGTAAGTTCCTGTGTATCCTCCTTCTGATATTTGTTTTATTAAATTTCCTTCATTAAAAGTTCTATTTGTATTAGCAAAATTAAAACTAGTTCCTATAGAACCATTTAATAGATCTTCTAATATATTACCAACGTTACCCCCACCTTCTTGAATTAAAGGGTTTGATCTTTGTAAAGCTTTTTGATTTGATATAAAAGAAACACCTTCACCTGAAATGAAAAATTTATTCATTCTAACTGTGTCTGTAGCCGCTCTTTTTATAGCATTAGTTTCTCCACCTCTAATAAAACCATCAGGTGAGTCTGTTATGAATATAGTAGACTCATTAGGTTCTTGATTAACACCAGGTAAGATTTGTGGGATTAAAGGTTCTGGGTTGTCTTGTCTAGATAAAGGTTGAGAATAAGGTACTGATCTTTGATTAAAAATTTTAGTATCAAATATAGAAGTAGACCCACCATAGTTAAATCCACCAGAGTCTGATGGTGTATTACTATTAGGATATGCTGTTAACCCTTCGGTTAAATCCGATACTAATTTTTTTAATGCCATTTAGTTTTTTAGTTAGGCAAGTTATTTAAATATTGTCCTGGTGTAGCACCATCATTTCTATCTTGAAAGGGTGAATTACTGTTTCCACCTGGTACTGATGCTAAACTACTAATGTGTGCTTGTGAAGCAATGTCTGTTTCTTGTTGAAATTGTGGTCCTGGTAAACCATCTAAATCTAATATAGTTGCATTTACTTCTGCTGACTCATCACCATGTTGATATTGATATCCTTGTCTTAGGCTATCTTTATGAAATTGATCAGCTGCTGCCATATCTCTTTGAAACTGTGGTCCTTGTTCACCATCTAAATCTTGATAAGGTGAATTACTGTCTCCCCCAGGTACTAAGCTTAAAGAAGATTCATGAGCTTGAGAAGCTATATCTGTTGGTCTTTGAAATGCCGCAGGTGTTTCTGTAGTTACATCTATATTTAAATCTTGATGAGGTGAATTTTGTGATCCACCTGGTACTTCACCTAAACTGTCTATGTGTTTTTGTGAAGCTGCATCTGTTGGTAGTTGGAAATTTTGGGGTGAAAAAGTGTCCATTTCACCTAATGGTGCACCCTCATTTCCAAATCCACCTAATAAGTCTAAGTTTGATTTTAAGTCTTTTAATCCCATAATTTTATTATTTTATTATACATATATTTCATTTTAAGTCATAGCAGTGTAATTAGAACTCTTTTCAAAAGGTATTCTAGGGTTTATTATACTACTAGGATCTATCATTGTATTTTGTGAAGTTGGTTTATTTTGTATTGTTTTTGTTTGTGTTTGAGTAGCATTAATTAAAGCGTCAAATTTACTATTAAGCGCATTTATTGCTGTATTGTCATTTTGTTGGTTATTTGAAGATAGTTTGTCAATATTAATACTACCTTCATTCCCCATTGCTATATCATTAGCTTTAAATAAATTAGTGCCCGCTATTACAGTATCTTTATTATTTAAGGCAAATTTTCCTTCTGGTGCTAACAACATTCTTGATCCATACCCACTATTTCCTTCAGGTGGTGACATCATGTCATCTGCTTTTGCTGAATTAAATGCTGACGCAGCAAGAGCAATTCCTCCTGCAATGGCTATTGCTCCTAATCCTAATGTTGCAGCACTCGCTGTAGTTATAGCTGCAATTGCTGTTCCTATTGCTTGGGCTAATCTTATTGCCCCCTTAGCTATTAATCCTGACATAGATCTATTTTGCAATTGTTTTTGAAGTGTTATACTACCTTCTGTTGCTAATTTTGATCCTGATAATCCTAAACCAAATGCTTCTCTTATATTTGCTATAGTTCGTTGAGCATTCTTTTTTATTAAAGTTAATAATCCTGCGTTTTTAGTAAAATTATTTAATTTTTCAATATTACCTTCATTAGCAGCTAAAATTGTTGATCTTGCTTTTGCCGCATTTGATTGTTGTTGAGTAATTAAACCTAATCCTCTAGCTGTATTAATAGCTAGTTCTCCCGATCTTATAGACATTACTAGTCCTTTTATACCTTGATATAATTTAACTGCGCCTTTTAAAGGATTGAGTGTACCAAAAAGTATTTTACTTAATAGAGCTGCTTGGACTAAAAAATCTCCCAATTCACCTTTTCCTAATCCTAAAGCATTTGTAATTTTACCTACACCTGACAATATTGATGCTATACTTTCTACAAGAACCATAACAGGTCCATTAGCTATATCTACAAATATAGTTTTTAGTTTCATTACAGCATCATTGAATTTTTCTTGGGTACTTCGTTTTTCTAATTGATTAGCTAAGTCTTCATCACCTGCTAATCTTGCTTCTTGTGCTAATTGTGCTATGTTTGCGTTTTTAAGTAAAACGTCTGATAATTGGTCAGCTGTCATTCCAACTGATTCTGCTAGTGCTTGTTGTTGAAGAACATTCATTTTAGTAAAATCACCAAAATCGCCTACATTAGCATTAATTTCTTTTGTTAAAGTTTTATAATCACCAGTTAATGCTGCTAATCTTGCTCTTTCTAAATTAAGTTGTTTACCTGTTAGTAATTCTGCTTTTAATTCATTACCAATAGATTGTTCAAAATTTAATAATGCCGCACCTGAAGCTGCTACAGCTTCTAATTCCATACCAAATTGTTTAGCTACTGCTACTGCTTCTGCTATTGCTGTTACATTACCCCCTAATTGGGCTGCTATTTGGCCATTTATTTTACCTGCTTGGTCTAGTACCTTATTAATGTCTAATCTAAGGCCTTTTTCTTGTTCAGCATTTACTACCGCTCTCCTTGTTTCAGTTGTTATTACTGCTGCATTTTTTCCTGATATGTTAGCAAATCTAGCAAAATTAGCTTGTGATTCGGCAGACATATTAGTTAATTTACCTAATTCTGCCATTTCTGTAACTATATCGTCTCTAAGTATAGTTGATGCTGTGCCAAATTGTTCGTTTAAGTTATTAAAACTTTTTTCTATATCAAGCGAATTAATAGAAGTATTTTTTGTACTAGTTGCTAATGTTTCAAAGTTTTTTCTTATACCTGTTGCTTGATCTCTAGATACACCTAAACTTCGTTCTAATTCTGTTATTGATTGGTCTACTGTAAAACCTGCAGCGAACATTGATGTTAAAATAACAAATGGGTCTAACATGTTTTCTTTTAGTTGGGCACCCATTTCCATTATCCCCGCTGACATTACGTCAAATTTAGTAGAACCAACTTTAGCAGCTTTTTCTTCCATTTCTTCTAGAATCTTATCAGCTTTTAAGAATTCTCCTACTATTGGAATTTTACCTACACCTTTTACTAATTTACCAAGTACTCCTAATTTTTTTTCTATTCTTTTTCTTATTGCTAGTTCTTGTTTTAAAGCTACTAGATTTTCTTTACTTATATCTAAATTAGATTGTAAACCAAACTTAATATTCTTTAATACTTTTTCTTGATCCATATTAGCCTCAGTTACTTCTTTAGGATCATCTTTCATCCTGTCTTGTAATGAAGCTAGTTGAGAAGTTACTTGAGTTATTTCTTTTAATGCAGAGTTTTGAGTTTGTGTAGATTTAGTTATTTCTTTATCAATATCTCTTTTAGATCTACGACCTTTTATTATTGCTTCTTCATCTCTTAAAATATTTGCAGTTTGTTTAGATAAATCTCGAGAATTTTTTAATATGGCTTTACCCTGCTCATTGGTTATTTTAAAAGCTCCTCCTATTTCTTTAGATAAATCTATTTGAATTTTTAATTCATCAGTATTAACCCTTTGTATTCCTAGGTTTTCTCTTAATACTTCTGAATATAATTTTCCAAGCTCTATTTTTTCTTTTTCTTCTTCGTTAGCCATAATATAAGATTATTCATATATAAATATGAAAAAAATAAAGGCATCTGCGATGCCTTTACTTAAAAATTGTAGGTATTGTTAGGGCTTACATTAGGTCTTTGAATAGTCCTACTGTCTCCCATTTGTTGGTCACCCTGGGCTTTTCTTTGTTCTTCATTTTGTTTTTCAATAAACTCATTAATTTTAGTTATATGAAAACGTCTTAACCAAATAGGCATGTTGTATATCTCTGAATGTATAAATCCACCACCACCATGGTACACCAGATCATGTATTTGAGTCCATAAGACTTGTCTATACTGAGGCGTCAGGCCAAAAAAAGTTAACCCCGATAGGAACGTTTACATCTTCGACTACTGTCCCATCGCTAAAAGTAAGGTCGAATGTTAGATCAATGTCAGGTGACACTGAATCTAAATAATTTCTGAATGCTCTAGCATCACGTGCTAAAAATTGTGTGTCTACAAAGTCTCTAATTGCTTTAGTTGTTCTATCACCATTTACTGACTGTATTACATGTTTCATACGTGTAGTTAATTCTGGTGATGATGTTTTGTTGATTTTTTTAAGACCTTTTAATTCAGCATCAATTTTTTTCTCATCTTCTTGAGTTAAAAGTTTAAATGTAAGTAGTACTTTAGATGTAGGCAATTCAAATTCAAATTCATTTTTACCTTCAATCATTAAAGTAGTATTTAATTCTTTATCATCTGCTTCAGTTAGATCTATTGTCACTTCTTCATTTTCACCTGTAGTTGGATTAGGATAACTAAAAGTGTAATCTTGTCCATAACCTAAAATACGAGCTGCAACTAATACTGCGTTTTTATCACCCACTAATAAGTCTTCTACTTTTATTGGGTCCATAATTAATGATTGTAGTAATTTATCAATTACTGTTCCATTTTTTATGTAATTTTGGTTAGTTAAAATGTCCTCTTCTTTAGCAGTCATATATTTCATTCTAATAATGCCTGATTTTAAAGGATGTCCTTCAGGATAAAGTAAACCTTTTGATGGTAATGTAACTTCTTCCGTGGGAAATTTGTAAGCTTGCTCTTGTGGCTGTGCTTGGGGTTGTTGTGTTTGTTCCATAACGTTATTTTAATTAAAACTAGTTCGGATATACATATATGTGAGAATAAGAAAAGCGCCAAAAAGGCGCTTTTTCTTTATAAAAATTATTACTATTAGTAATTTAAGATGGCGTAATCCATTCTAATAGTGATAGAAATGTTCATTGGTGCATCTGAAGACCAATCAGCTTCTCCAAAGTTTGCTTGTGAACAATAAGCACCTTTACAAATCCATTCTTCAACTACATCACCTACAGGACCTAATGCGTTAAATCTAATGTCTTTTTTATAGAAATCAGAATAACCATCTCTACCTGTAACTGACTCGTGTGACAAACGAACCCACTCCATTACTGCTTGAGCACCTGATGGTGTTACTGGATCATAAAGTTCAGCTGTAATGTTTTGCCAGTCAGCTTTTCCTTTAATTTTTCTTTTCACGTTAATGTGATCAAGAGTTACTTCTCCAAATTGGATGTTTGGTCTTCCTACTTTTTTTACTAGGAATGCTGGAATTCCATCGATAAACATTACAAACCTGTTTTGCAACTTAGGCTCGAATGCTGTATACATCATGTCGTTTGTGTTTAATATTGCCATCTTTTTATTTTATTTTATTGTTCTATTATAAATATAATCCTTTTAAATTTTTTATGCAGGGAATGTAGCTCCTGTTGGTAATACGTTAAAGTCAAGTACTATAAATTCAGCTGTTTTAGTTGGTTGTAAATAAATCGCACCAATTAATCTATTTCTGTCTATTTCATCTGGTGTATTATTCGTTTCATCCATTACTACTCTAAACGCATACAATCCTTGTCTTTGTTGAATTGACTCTAAATACGGATTTGCTATATTTAAGAATCTGTTTCTTGTTTGAATTGTATTTTGTTCGAATACTAAGTACTTAGAAGAACTTGCAATGAATTTCTTAACTGCAATCATTAATCTTCTAACATTAATTCTATCTAAAGCTGTTGGTCTTACTTGAAGTGTTTTCTGACCCCAAATACAAACTCCAGTTGCTGGGAATGTTGCGATTGGGTTTACTCTATTTTCGTATAAGCTATCTCTTTCAGCTTGAGTTAATCTATTTTTAGCTTCTAATACAGTTCCTAATACACCTCTATTTAAACCTGCTGGTGCGAACCATTCAGCTCCAATACCTGGTTGATCATTATAAGACATTACACCTGGCATAACAACTGATGGTGGTACCCATACATTCTTACC